TTGTAGTTGTTCATGTTGTACAAAAGAATTTCGTTGGAGGCGCGGCCAATCGTTCGAAACGGACCAACCGTTGCGCTCATGACGGTCGGCGACGTGCCGTCATAGGTCGTGTCGTTGCCGAGTGCCGCATCAACGTACCAAGACGTATTCCTTTGCAGCAACGGCAGCGCGCCGATGACGCGCGACGATCCGGCGATGATTTGCCAATGGAGGCCATCGAAAAACAACAACAACCAAGCGCTTGCGTGAACGTCGCCCTGCGTGACCTTCTGCAAATCTGGATGCGTCACTGGAAGGAACGCGCTGCCGTTAACCGAGAACACGGTGCCGCCCATCACGCTGTCGTAATTCGGCTTGAACCAAATCTGCGTGCCGGTCGGCGGCGGCATCGTCGGCAGCGACGGCACCGCAGCGCTCCATTGCGAGGCGTTGCCGCCGTTCACCGCCGCCTTGAAGACGTTGAACACATCGACGCGCTTCATCGCCTTAACAAGTTGCGTCAGATCGGCATTGTCAGGCGTCAACCCGGCGTCGGTGATCAATTGCACCAACTCACGCTGCGGAAACTCGATTGAGGCCGCAGGCGGGATCGAACCCATTATGCCAGTGGTCGGATTGCCGTTGATGTAAGCGGCGTTCGGATCGGATATGCCGTAGGGTTGATTGTACTTCATGGTGTCCCCGCCATTGGATCACCTGGGTTGCTGAGACCCGAGTAATCAAAAATGATTTCTGTGTGCGCAGGCTTCCACCTGTTCAGCAAACACTCCAGATCATCGGCGAAGCCGATGCGCAGATGCGGATCGATGCCGCACTGTCCGCTGGCGCAGCGAAACCAAACCAACTTCGCTTGATCGACATGCACCGTCCAGAAGAAGCGGTTGCTCGGCGGCCCGAGCCCGTACTGCGGCCAAGCCGACAATTCGCCTTCCGCCACCGGCACGCCGCGCACATTGAGGATCGGCTGGCCCCACTCGTTGACCATCGGGGTCGAGCCATCGCCGTAGACGCGACTGTCACCGCAGCGGTCGAGGCCAACGACCCAGACCCGGTATTCCGAGATGGTGATGTGATAGCCGATTGAGGCCGCCACCTCGATGAAGAACTCGCGCGACTGCGCGCCCAGGATGGTCATGCGCTGCACCAGCGCAAACTGACGCTCGGCGATGGTCAGCGGCGCGGTGTAGCAGGGATCGGGCAGGCCCCAGTTACGTTCCCAATCCAGCAGCAGCTCGATGGTCTGGCGTGGATCGCTCTCACGCTCCAGCAGATCGGCAGCGCGGGCATCGACCCCCTGCACCGCCGTGCCGTTGATATTGGCGTCGAGCCCCCAGCACTGCGACAGGCCGCGCACCGACTGCATCAGCACGCTGTCGTACTCGCGCGGCCACGCAATCCCCACCGGCAACAGGTTCGCATAAGCATACGCGTAGTCGTCACCGGAGCGGCGGACGTGCCTGTCCTCGATCATGCCGGTGGCTCGAAATAGATCGTACCAATGGTCGCCATGTACCCCGGCGCTGGCATCGCCGTCGTCGTGAAGGTCAGCTCATGGGACCGCTCGCCGATGGCCTCGCTGATCGCCTCGTCCACCCAGGATCGATAGATGGTCTGTCCTGGCGCAGCGCGGAGGAACAGCATGTCATTGATCGACTGGTCGATGGCGTTCTGGGTGGCGGCATCGGCAGGCGACAGATTGCTGATCGTGAAATCCAGCGGGAACGGGATCGGGCCTAAGACGAAGCAGTCCATCACTGTGACCGGCCGCTTCTGGTTGACGTAGGCTGCTACCTCCTTCTCGTCCTCCGGCAAGGGGAACCCGGTCGGGGCGCGCAGCTCGTCCATCATGAACCGGACGGTGATCGTGCCCGGCCCCTGCTCGGGATAAGCCCAGGCTCTGGTCACACCGGGAACCGCCTTGGCCCAGGCCACATAGTCGTATTGTGCGCCGCCCATCGGCGGCTGCTGGATGCGCTCCAGCACCCGGATACGAAGATCGGTGTCGTTTTCGGTGTCAGCCCCACCATCAAGCGTGACCACTATTGCTAGGCTATCGACCCCGAGCACGGGGGTCCGCAGGGACAGCTTGGTACCAGGGTCCATGTTGGCGACAGACCCGGCTGTGATCGCCCGGACTGGGATTTCGGCAGGAGCGTCGCTGACCACCCCATCTGCCAGCGTCTCAAAATTGGCGTCGCCGAACGCCAGCAATGTCCCGGTGGGCACGGTGATGCCAGCCGTGCCAGTGAAGGTTGCCGTGCCATCGGCATAAGTGGCATCCTTGCGGCCGATGGTGCCGTCGCTGTTCACCAGCCAGATGTCGGCGTGGCGGTCCAGCCACTCCTTCTCGGCGGTATCCGGCATCAACTGGAGCGCCACCCAGTCGATGTAGCGCAGCGTCATGTGGCAGAGCCCGGCATCGGCATCCGCCATCACCCGCAGCACTGTGTTGCCGACCACGGCCGAGCCCGGCAGCATGGCGGTGATGTCGTCGCGTACCCGCTCGCGCACGGAGCGCAGCGTTGGCGTCACCCACGGCACCATCAGCCTCCCGTCATTTCCTGCCACAGCCCCTGGAACCGAAGCTCCAGCGCGTCCAGCGGTCCCCGGTAGATCGTGACCAGCACGTCAATCCGGCTCAGTTCGCTACGCACGACCTGCACTTCGACGTAGCTGGCATATCGATAGTTGACCAGCGCCTGCACCGCCTCCTGTGTGTACTGGTACGCGCGCAGCAGAGTAGCGCCTTCCGACGACGCCTGCCCGGTAATCTTTGCCCGCGACAACAGCCAGTTCTTGCAGCCGATCTTCCAGCCGCCCCAGATTTCTGCGGCTTCGAGATCGCCCCACCAGCCGCGCCGGTCAGTGCTGTCGGGGTCCGGCAGTATCTCGCCAGGATCGGACATCCGGTCGGTCATCAGCGCGACCTTGACGATGTTGGCCAGCTCCTCCGTCTCGTCCAGCGTACCGTTCGGCAGCAGCAGCCAGTCGGCCACCGTTTGTTTCAGATCAGCTTTGCTGACGATCCGGATATCGCTCATTTGCTCAGAACCCGTAGCTCGCGAAGACAGAAGGCCGGATGAATGATGTCGTTCTCATCGACAATCTCGTCAGCCCGGTCACCAACCCGGAAGATCAGGTTGGAGAGCGCCAGTGACGGTAAGGTCGTTGCCGTTTGGTAAATCACCACGCGCGGCAACTGGAGCTTGGTCTTGGCTAGATAGCGTGTGACAGTCGAGGCCAGCTTGTTCAGGGCGTTGTAAACTTCGACCGGCGTCTGGTCAGCTGCCAAGTCCTTCGCCTGCTGGAAGATGACTTGCGTGCGGGCGATGATGATCGCCACCTCGTCCTGGCTCTTGTAGACGACGGTAAGACCCTGCTGGCACATCACCGACAGGCACATGAACAGGCTGTATCCGCCGATGAAGTGAGTAATGATACCTTGGTAATCGGTAAAAGTCCTGTCCACGATATATCGGCGCACGCCGTCCAGCCGTTCCGGGATCGCGCCAGCCTTTGTGGCGGCGTTGAAGCAGGCCCCGATGTCGGTGCCGATGGTGCGCTGTCTGATCGACTTCTCAACGTTGGTCCGCAGATAACCTATCGCAGCGCGCAGACCATAGGCTGGCATGCCGAGCGGGGATGCCACGCTGCGCTGTAACAGGTCGAGCATACCGTTGACGAACTCATCCGCCTCATCGATCTGATCCTGTATCAGCATCATGGCGCAGGCGTCTCCTGCAACTCTTCGAAGCGCCCGGTTCTGGTAAAGAAGTCATAGCCGGTAAGCGGCCTTGGCATGCTGTCGTTCAGCGCCTTGATGGCAGCATCGACGTTGGCCTGCGCGTCCGCTGACACATCTTCCTGCGTGAATGTATAGATCGTGGTGTTGGCGGCTTGCCCGCATTCGACAAATGCCATCTCAAAGGTGGCGTAGCCGCCCTGCTGCCGCGTCTCGGTCAGCGAGTAGCGTTCGCAGTAGAACAGCAAATTGACCTGATCGCCATAACCGAGGTGAGAAGTCTGCGGCATGTAGGGATCGACCAGCACCGCTGGCCCAGGCTTTTCCAGGGCCGCGATCAGGGCATCCCTGGAAAACTGATAGTCGCGCGAGAAGGTTGGTCCAATGTCGTCCTGGATGACATAACCGGTGATCTGATAACGGATCGCATGCCGCCCCATGTCCTCGCCCCAGGGCATGTCGCGCTTGGGATATTCGTGTTCGACGATGCGCCGACCGCTCGACCTTGACCGCTGCTCGATATGAAACGGCGCTTCACGGAACGAAGCGATCACTGTCTTGAAGCGAGTCCGCCACGTCGGCTCCTTCGTGTTGAACCGGGTAGCAAACGCCCGGTCTGGGTCGGCGTAATAGGGCACATCGCTAGGCTGATCGATGACGGTAACGTCGCGCGATCCAGCCGTGACAAGGGAGCGTGATGTCGTCTGCATGCTGCCCTCAATCACAGTTCACGTCGGCACTGCCCTGCGCCGTCATCGGATCGCAGTGCTCGCCACCGGGGATCGGGCACAGGCTGTCGGGCTGCGCATGATCGGGGCGATGCACCACCACACGCTTGCCCTCGATGTAGACACTGCTGGACGCGATCAGCGCCCCGCCGCCATCGGTGTTGGGGTCGCCATGGACAGCCCACAGCTTGCCGTTGCTTTTGACCGTGCTCTGACCGACCACCACCGTGGTCGCACCACAGGTTCGCCGGTCACCGTGGAGATGGACTGGCGGCATTCGTCGCCTCCTACATTGTGAGGTAATCGTGTTGTACCAGTTGCATCAGTTGTGATCGATCTTCGGGGCCTTGTCCTTCACCTGCTCGGTGGCTTCGTTGAAGATCACCTTGCCGGTGAAGTACCACTTATCCTCGCCTTTGTCGTAGTACCCGACCACCTTGTTGCCGGATCGGAACTCGATCCGCTTCTTGGTGACGCGGACCTCGTGGTTGATCTTGTCGTCCTCACCCTCGTGCTTGAACTCTTTCTTCTGCTGCTGTTGCCCGCCCTGTTGCGTCTGTGCGCCGCCCTGCTGCTGGCCGCCCGACTGTGCGCTCTGTACCGGACCACCCTTGTTTTTCAGCTTGCGGGTCTGCTTTTCCTTGTCCACATGCCGCAGCGAAGCCATCCGCTCCGGTGCTTTGCCGCCGCCAGCCGCCAGCGTCCCGGCGCTCGCGCCGCCACCGCCGCCGCTGCTCTGGCTGTCGTCATAGTCGGTGGCAATCATGAAGACGCCAGGGTTCTCGCCGCTTGGCTTGAGATAAGTCATCTGCCCATGCTGATCGTATTGCGCCGATCCGCCCTTGGGGATGCTGTAGGGCCGGTGCCTGCGGTCGTCGGCAGCGACCATCAGCGGGTGCGAGCGGTCGCCGTTCTGATAGATCACGGCGGCTTCCGGACCCTTGCCCTTCTTCTTCTGGTCCTGCCCCCAGTTCGGCTTCTGGCCGCCGTAGCCTCCGCTCTGGTTATCCTGGCTCTGCTGCGGCTTCTGCTGCTGCTTGTCCTCTTCGTCCTGATCGAGGAGTGTTGAGGTGAAACCGTAATTCTGTATCCGCTCGAAGTCCTCCGGGCTGTCGATGCCTTCGGCCTTCTTGACCCGCTGCATCAGCTCGTCTTCGTCATCGACGCTCCCGACCGTGAAGCGTGACGCGCCGTTCATTGCAGTATTCGTGGCTCTGGTTGAATTGGTTCTCATCGTCGTCCTCTTCGTAACGGTGGCGGTTGGATCGGCTGGGCACCCTGCCGTGTTACCGGACCCTGCACCCGTGGCTGCGGACCGAACTGCGGCGGCTGTTCTCCAACATCGTCAGGCAGATGGCCAAGCCCCAGCGGGTTGACCAGCTCAAGCGTGGTTCGCGATCCGGAGGCGCTGTCCTGGGTGAAGGTAACCTTTCTGGCGGTCAGGGGCTCGTCCATCATCAGCATCGGGCTTTTGACATGCACGGATTGTCCGCGAAACCACAATGCCCCCGGCGTGTATTCCCAGCCGTAGACCACCACGGTGACGATAATTGTTTCCATCGCGTCGTGCTGGGTTTCGGTCTTGGATCGGCCTTCCAACAGCTTCTTCGTCCACGCCGGTATCTCGGACAGGATGCCCTTGGCAACGCCACCACCGCCAAACGAGGCAAGTGGGCTGGCCTGCCCCAGCAACGAGTTGATGTCCGGCCCATTCTGCTCGTTGGCCCCCGGCGAAGCACCAGTCGCACCGACATCGTTCGGATTGGTGTTCTGAACGCTGATCTCTTCACGGCCGATCAGGATATTCTGCGCCTCGATTACCGCGGCGGTGCCGCCCATCTGCCCAGCGATGAAAACCAGATTGCCGAACTCGTCCGAGGAGATATGCGCCCCCAATGGTCGCGCATACCGTTCCAGGAACGCATGCACGGTCTCACCTGGGTTGATGGCTGCGCGTGGAAATTTATCCATCAGAACTTGGCCGATCTGATCGCCAAGCAAAGTCATGCCGATGCCCATCGGGCCGAGCAGTTGCTGCGCCATCTGCTGTAAGCCCTGGCCGTGGAATTGGCCGGTTGGCGTAATGGCCGCCCCCAGAGCTATCTGATGCGAGAATGAAACACCGGTCAGATTGACGGTGTGCTGGGTAGCATCGAAGTAAACATTGCGGGTCGTGACAAATCCGGTCATCACCAAGTGACCGGCCAGGAACAAGGTAAAGCTGTCGCCCGGCCTGATCCGCAGCACCGCAAGACTTTCGGCAAACGGCTGCACTTCGGAGACTGTAAAACTGAAGTGATAGCTTGGCTCGTCCCCAATGCTAAGCTCGGCGGTGACGCTTTCCCATTCGCTGAAGACAGCGCCGCGGACCACCAGCTCGGCCCGTTCCTCCCGTTTGACCCAGGCGTCAACCATCCGTTACTCGACAGTAGTGGGGTTGTAGTCGCCGCCGCTGTAGCCACCGGCGTGGCCCATTTGCGGGTACTTGGTTAACTTGCTGTTGCGGAACACGCTCTTGCCGGTATCGAGTTTGGTCTTGGCGTGTCCGCGCACGTCGATCTCCAGCCGCGCCGTGCCCAGATCGCCGCCACCGCCGCTACTGCCGCCCATCATCTGCGCCTTCAGCGCCTTGTCCACGCCGGGCATGATCTGGCCGGAGACCTGCTCTTTCTCCTGCACTTCCTTGGCCTTGTTGCGCGCCCAGCTATGATATCCTTTTACTTTCTCCAGGGCATCCGGCTCTACCCCTGATAGGGCTGCGCGGTTCTCGCGCATCTCCTTCTGAAATGACGAATGCTTGCGCCAATAGGGATTTGCCCCAAGCTGCCTGAGCGTATCCTGATCGCCAAGTCTGGCTCTGGTTTCTTCATCGCCCGGCTTCAGCCCTGGGAACCTGTCTTCCCGTTCCGACCAGAGGTGCGGCTTGCCGTGCAGCAGCTCCTTGATCCCAGCGTGACTGCGCTCATGCTCCTGACCAACCCTGCGGGTGGGGAAGCTGAGGCCAGAACGCATCCCAATTTTCGGCTTGCCGGTTTCCTCATCCCAGGTCGTCAGCCCCTCCGTGTCCGGATGGTTTCTCCCATATTCAGTTTGCCCCAGATCGTACATCGATCCGCCGCTGGCTTTTTCACCAAGGCTGGACAACGACGAACGCTCGGCAGCGCCGCGGGCTGCGCCGACGCCTCTCACTGACGGCGGAACGCCTTCTCCTTGTGGCGCGCGCCGGAATTGCATTCCACGCGCCGAGCGCCAACCCTCCGATACGCCACCCTTACGGGAGGCGGTGCCCCCTTGGTTGCCGCCAAGCATTTTAACTTCGAGGCCGTTCTTCCCCATGCGTGTTTCTGAGATGAAGCCGACGTGGTGCGGAAGAACCCCGATATCGCCAGACTGAACTTCACCGGGCTTGACCGCTGAGCCGAACTTGTAGAACGACGCTGCCGCCAACGAGCCGGTTCCCTTGATCCCAGCCTGCGCCAGATTGGCGTTAACGAAGGCAGCGCACCATGCCGTCGTGCGCGGGCTGATATTGATGCCTTGCGACTGGAAGAATGTTTTGAGCTTGCCTTCGTCTCTGATCTCATCTTCACCCATATGCTGCCGGGCCAGTGACAGCGCAGCCGGTCCACCGATTTTACCGGCGACACCAGCGCCGCTGCCATCGCCGCCGCGAACCGCCTCCATTGCCGATTGGACAGCGAGCGGGGTTTTCGTCCCACCCGGTTGTTCGCCGCGCATGGCAGCGAGCTGCTTGTTACGCCAACCAGTCGTCCAATTCTCGGCAACAAACCTTTCGCCAGTACGTGGGTTGAATGTTACTTGAGCGCCACCGGAACGAACGCGTCCACTTTCGTTTCCGGTTGCAAGGCTAGAGACATTGGAGCCGCCAAGCACGGACCCGATAGTCTCGTTATATCCAGCCTGTTGATTAGCTGAGAACGTGCGCCCTAATTTATCTGTGGTGCTCTTAGGGTAATACTTGCTGCGCAACAAACTGCTCAGCGGCGTACCGGTGGCAATGGACCGGTTAACGACGCTTTCCATGTAGGCTTGTTCGGCCTGCTTCCCCTGACCGCCGACTTCGGCGGCTGTGGACGCCATCAGCAACCGGCGTGTTTCCGGGTTCTCCAGTTGCTTGCCAACTCCCTCGCGCAGTTTTTGCAGCGATGGACTGGTATCTCCTCCTGCTGCATCACCACCGCCGATGTGCCCCTTGGATTTGGCATCAGCAAGCGTCTCGGCCGCCTCTTCAGGTGAGGTGGGGGCTTTAAGCTGTGGCTGCTGTCTATCGTCGCTGCCGTCACTGCCACCGGGCGGCAAGCCGGGACCACCGGGCGATCCGGGCTGACCTGGACCTGGACTGCCAGCAGACGGGCCGCCTGGGCTACCAGAGACACCAGTGCCTGGGCCGCCGGGGCCGCCAGGGCCGCTAAAGCCCGGCAATCCAGCATAGCCACCGGCCGCCGCCGCAGCCGACGCCGTGCCGCCAGCACCAGTGCCACCGCCACCGCCAATCCTGGCCATGCGCTCCTCGCGCGTGCGCCGCGCCGCGCCGCGCTGCATGCTGTCGCTGACGTTGATCGCCCGGCCGTCGTCGTATTGCTTCTGCAACAGCGCCTTGATTTCGTTGAGGGTCTTGTTGCCTTGCTGCTCCTCACGCAGGATCGATGCCTGCGCGATCACGAAACTTCCTGGTACCACTTGGCCGGACTGGCCTGGGAGCATCAGTTCTGGGCCGCGCTCGCCGACCAGCGTTGGCATGCTGGAAACGGCACCGCCGCGGGCACGCTGCGGAGGCGAGGGAGCACCGCTAGTACCTGTCGCCCAACGATATAGCGAACCCCATCTACCGCCGCGGTTCGTTCCTATCGGCGCTGCATCCGGCGCTGCATCCGTCAAACCGCCAGGACCAGTAAGTCCGCCGCGCTTATAAGCCTTGTAGACTTCGAATGCGCTGTTGAGGGAGGCTAGTACGCCAATCAGCGGCAGCATTTCGATCTTCAGGATTTTGATCGCCATAGTCATCTCCTTGATCCAGGAGGCGGCCTTAATCAGGATCAAGGTCTTCATGACGCGCTCCCAGCCACCAAATGCCGTGGCAAGAGCGTTAACAACGCTGGCAGCAGTGCTGACTGCATTGATCATTCCGATGATGGCGTCGGCAAACGCCTTGACGTTCCCAGGCGTCAATGCCTCGTGGATCGTTTTTTTTAGCCTTTCGAATGCGGCACTCTTCTTCAGCTCGTCAAACACCTTGGCAAGTGAAGGTGCGACATCGCTAGCAAGTGAAACCCCAAGGTTCTCGAACGAAACCTTGAGATCGACCATGGCATCGTTATAATCTTCGGCCTTCTTCTTATCGAACAGATCGCGCGGGATGTTGCGTTCTAGCTTCTTGTAAATCTCCGGGAAATTGTAGGAGACGTTGAATATCTTGGCCAGCTCGCGGCGGCCCTGGTCGTTGGCCTTCAGCATCCGGTCAGCGAGCTGCTTCATCGCCCCAGAGGTGCCGCCGCCCTCACCGGTCATGGTGGCACGCAGGCTCTGTGCAAAATCGCGACCGTGCGTTCGCTGGGCCAGATCGCTGAAGGTGCGGCCACCACCTTTCCGCTGTAAGTCGATCAGGGCATCAGTCGCGCCATGGATTTCATTGGTCGTCTCCTCAATTGACTTACCGGCACGCATACCGGCTTGCTGGAGCTGGCCAAGTTCCTCCCGCGATATTCTGGCTTGATCCGCGAATTGCCCCATCTTGATGGCGCTGGTGGACATATCAGCGAGTTTGCTGACGCCCCATGCAGCAGCAAGCCCGAGTATCGAATAACGCAGGGTGTTATAAGCACCGGCTAGTTGCTTGATTGCATCTGGCGATGGCGGCTTATGCTCTTGTTCAACGAGACCGAGTTTCTTCGCCATCTCGGCGGCCTGCTTGGTGGCCTGGGCGCGAGTGATCATCGCCTCGGCCATTCGCTTGGAGTTTTCGGCAATGCGTTTTTGCACTGCCTCCAACTGGCCTTCGGCGCTGGCGGCATAGGCGGCGGCCTTGGCTTGCGCCTCCAGGACCGCTTTGGTTTGCTGACTGTTTTTCAGCCATTGTTGCAGAGTGATCCCGGATTTTGCCATCCGGCTATTGACGAACTCCAGCCCAGTAGAGGCGTCGATGTAAGTCCTGTGGAGCTTGCGCCATTCCGCTGCCAGCGCCTCAATGACTTTGTCTTCTGAACTAAGAACCGCTACTGTCTGCTTCGATGCCGCAGCCACCCTGGCCGCCGCCGCTTCGGCAGCCTTTGCCACCAGCGCCTGACCTTCGGCAACCCGCCGCTGTCTGGCAGCGATCCGGTCCGCACTCTCCTTCTGCCCCCGCTCCATCTCGTAGAGGGTTTTGAGAGTGCCCTTTACCGCAGTATCAACAGACTTCAGTGCATTGACGATCTTGGGCGAGCCAGTGGTGACGTTTTCCTTGAGGTTCAGTTCAAGGGTTTTCTTAACGTCATCAGCCATGGTCGATCACTCCTCCGCTGGAGCGGTCTGCTCCATCAGGGTGTTGGTCCACTTGATGTTCCGCGCCAGCTCGGAGAGCGGCTTAGCCAAAAAAGTATCCGGCCCGACATTGTAGAACTAGGCGAGCTTGTAGCAGGACAGCACAAGGTCGTCAGAGCTT